GCCCACTATTCGCAGCAGCAGCACCACAAAATGCCGCTGGTTTAATTTCACAGGGTTCAACAGCAGGAACAGTCGCAGGACTTGATCTAGTTGTAGATCCTAACTACACAGGTGATAATGCAAATGCTAAGCACGCATTAATCTACCCATCAGCAGCAATGCGATTCCATGAATCCGGAACTTTTGAGATTCGTGCAAATATCGTTGCCAATGGTCGAGTTGAAATCGGTTTGTACGGATATGTTGCAGTAGTAAATCGCTACCCAGCAGCGTTCCGCAAACTATCAGTAGCCTAATTTAACTGAGTGCCTAGGGTTGCTCCCGATCCTAGGCATCCATTAAGGGAGTAAGGAGATGACATGCCAAGCATAATTACAGCCACCGAGTTGAGATCTGTGCTTGGTGTGTCATCAGCCTTATATGATGATAATTATTTGAATGGCATCATAGATACAAGTGAAGGCATAATCCTTCCAATGTTAGTTACATTCAAAAGCCCAATCGAAAAAGTGTCGCTGACAGATAATGTCGCCACTTTCACTACACTAGGAATCCATGAATTTACCGAAGGACAATCAGTTGTCATCGCAGGATGCGGAACGCCATACAACGGAACAAGAGTTGTGTTGGCAGACAATCTTGGACAATATACCTTTTCAGCATCGATCACTAATGCCGATATACTCGAGGCTAATGTCATCCCATCCGGAACTGCTACCCTTTCTGGCGCATCAACTTATGTTGGAGTCCAGCCTGTTCGATCAGCAGTCTTTGCCGTTTCAGTCGAAGTCTTTCAATCAAGAATTGCAGCCGGAGGACAAATAGAGGGTGTAGATTTTAGCGCAACGCCATTCCGTCTTGGCCGATCGCTTTTTAATCGGTGCGTAGGATTATTAGGTGCTTATATAGATGTTGAAAGCATGGCTCAATAAATGCCAGCATCAACAATTCTTTCATCAATTCGCACACCATTAGCAACCGCTTTAAGCAGCGTTACTGGTAGCGTTTATAGTTATGTTCCTGAAAGCGTTTATCCACCAGCAGTCGTTTTTGTGCCTTCATCGCCGTATCTTGAAATTGAAACAATTGGCAAGTCATCTGTTAGATGTAAAGTCAATATGACAATCACAGCCATAGTTGCTTACAACAGCAACCCAGCATCGTTGGACAATATGGAGCAATTAGTAATGAGTATTCTGGCAGTTATCCCATCGGGGTATGTTGTCGGATCAGTTGAACAACCAACAGTTCAACAAATCGGATCATCAACAATGTTGATTTCTGATATAAATGTATCAACCTATTACACACAGACAAACTAAGGAGCAAGATGCCTACGACAGTTATTACCGGTCGAGATATTACCTTCACCATTGGCGGTAATAATTTCGATGCTCAAGTTACAACCGCAACTTTAGAGTGCGAGAGAAATCGTGTTCGCTACGAAACTTTGGATGGAGCATCATTCAAGGTTATCGATGACAATTGGACATTCAACATCAGTATGCTTGCTGATTGGGGTGCTACCGGATCACTTTGTGAGATCCTTTGGGCAGTTGCTGAGAGCGCACCAAACACAGGTATCTCAACAGTATTCACAGCAGCAACAGGTGCAGCATTTACTTTCCAAATTCTGCCTAACTTCCCTTCAGCCGGAGGAACAGCACCAGATGCACAAACTCTTGATTTGAGTTTCCAAGTTATTGGAACACCAGCAGAATCATTTAGTTAATAAGAAATCGGGAGCAAAATGAAACTAAATATAACAATTGAATACAACTCAGGCGAGCAAGCCACTTATGTAGCCCAACCGCCTGAGTGGGCAAAATGGGAAAAGCAGACAGGACACACCATTGGTCAAGCATCCGAAAAGTTGGGCGTTTGGGATCTTATGTTTCTTGCTTATCATGCACATAAGCGAGAACTTGGTGCAGCCAAACCCATCAAGCCAATGGATATTTGGATGGAAACTGTTGCCGATGTAATAGTCGGTGATGCAGACCCAAAAGCCACCCAGCAGGAAGCCTAAGTAGATTATTGGTTGAGTTGGCAATAGCCACACAAATACCAATGAGCGAATGGGTTGAAGCAGAGGACATTTTAACAGCGATCGAGATATTGGAGAAACGGAATGGCAACTAGCACCGAACCTCTAATAGTCTATGACAAGAGAGAATTAATGTCATTCGCTAAAGTAATTAGAAACATGAGCGACATCGCAGTCCAAGAAACCAAACGCAGAGTTGGCGAATTGGCTGAAAAAGAATTATCTGAAATTCGCAGAATTGCTGCATCTAGAGGCAAGGTTGCTGATCGTATTGCTCAAGGCGGTAAAGTTAAAAAGTCCTCATTGCTTGGTGAAATATCTTTTGGTTTTGCTTCTCAAAAATTTTCAGGTGGAGCAACAACTCAATTCAATACTAGAAATGATACAAAAGGCAATCGCCTTGGTATTGGCGCAGCACATGAGTTTGGATCTAAGAATTATCCGCAGTTCCCAAGATGGAGTGGGCCAATGCCTAAAGGTTCAGGATCGAGAGGATATTTTATTTATCCAACAATTAGATTTTTGCAACCAACTATAATTAAAGAGTTTGAACAAATCATTTTGGATATAAGAAAAGAGTTTGCTGATGGCAGGTAATAGCAGAACTTTAACCCTTGCACTTGCAGCCGATATTGATGGTCTTAAAAAAGGCTTAGATGATGCAAATAAGGTAGTAAATAAATCAGCCGATCAGATTGCAGATTTTGGCAAAAAGGCTGCTTTGGCTTTTGCTGCTGCCGGTGCTGCCGTTGGTGCATTTGCTATATCTGCTGCCAAGGCTGCTGCCCAAGATGAATCAGCACGCAAAAAACTTGAACAAACTATTCGTTCAAACACTCAGGCCACAGAGGATCAGATTGCAGCCGTTGATAAATATATTACAAAACAATCTATTGCTACCGCTACGACAGATGATGTTTTAAGACCAGCACTAAGTCGCTTAATTAGATCAACTCAAGATGTAACGAAAGCGCAAGAATTATTAAGCCTTGCTCAAGAAATATCAACAGCCACAGGCAAGCCATTGGAATCGGTTACAAATGCCTTAGGTCGGGCTTATGATGGCAACAATACTGCTCTTGGCAAACTTGGTCTTGGTATAGATCAAACTACTCTTAAAAGTAAATCATTTGATGAAATTACTAAAGAATTAGCCAAAACTTATGACGGATTTATTAAAAATGAAGCCACCAATGCTGAGTTCAAGTTTAAGCAATTAACTATTGCTTTAGATGAAACCAAGGAACAAATTGGAGTTGCGTTGCTTCCAATTGTTAAAGAATTTGCTGATTATTTACTGGCAACAGTTGTTCCAAATGTTCAGGCTTTGGCTTCGGGATTGACTGGCGACAATAGCGTTACTGCTGGAATCACCGATGCAACAAAAGGTGCTTATGTTTTTGGCCAACAATTAAGATCAACGATAGAATTTGTTATCAGCATAAAAGATGAATTGTTAATACTTGGTGGTATTATTGCAACTGTATTTGTAGCCAATAAGATAATTGCATTTGTAGCAGCAGTACAAACATTGATTACCGCAATGGTCGCTTTAAGGGCAGCAGCAACCGCTGCAAGCGTGGCAACTGCTTTTGCAACCGGTGGAGGATCTATTGCTGCCGGTGCCGTTGCTTTGGCTGCTGCTGGTATAGCCACCGGAGTTGTTAGTAGTGCGGTTTCTGGAGGTAATGCTGCAAACGCTGCATCAACTGCAACTGCTGGTCAATTGGCTACTGGAGCAGCAAGGGCTGGCACCACAGTAAATAACATAACAGTTCAATCAGTAGATTCCGAAGGTGCTGCAAGAGCGGTTGCCAAAGTGTTAAATGATAGTGCATCACGATCAGTTCCACAGTTATACAATAGTGGGATAACTAGGGCTAGATAATGACAGTTTGGACACCGGACTGGAAACTAATTGTTTCAGGCGTTGATTACACAAACATTGCAATTGCTGACATAACACACCAAGCAGGTCGCACAGATATTTATTCTCAACCTAGTCCATCTTATATTCAAATTACTTTGGTTGCTCTATCAGGTCAAACCTTGCCGTTTGATATTAATGACAGTTTAGATTTACAAGTTAAAGACAGTTCTGGATCTTATGTAAGTCTATTTGGTGGCGACATTACTGATGTAACTGTTGAGGTTGGTGCGACTGGCTCATTGGCAACTGTTGTTAATTACACAATTCTAGCAATGGGTTCATTGGTTAAACTTGCCAAAGAAATTTACAACGACAATATTTCGCAGGATCAAGATGGTGATCAAATTTTTGAATTGCTTTCCAGCGTGTTGCTTGCATCATGGAATGATGTACCAGCAGCGACAACTTGGGCAACTTATGATGCAACTGAAACATGGCCAAACGCAGGAAATCAAGGACTTGGCGAAATAGATCAGCCGGGGCTTTATACGATGTCAAGCAGATCTGCTGATCCTGACACCATTTACAATATTGCAAGTTTTATTGCTGACAGCGCATTTGGTTATCTTTATGAAGCCCCAAATGGGGATATTGGTTATGCAGATGCAGACCATAGGCAGACTTATTTAGCAGCCAATGGTTATGTTGATTTAGATGCAAGCCATGCTTTAGGTCAAGGATTATCAACTATTACAAGATCAGCAGATATTCGAAATGATATTTATATCAATTATGGAAACAATTTTAATTCACAAGCAACTGCGACTAATGCACAATCTATTGGATTATATGGCTACAAAGCCGAAAACATTAATTCTGCTATTCATTCAGGTGTTGATGCTCAAGAGGTTGCAGATCGTTATATTGCCCAGCGTGCCTTTCCATTGCCAGCCTTTCAATCCATAACCTTCCCGATAACCAATTCAGAAATTGATGATACTGATCGAGATAATCTTTTAGGCGTTTTTATGGGTCAGCCATTAAACATTCAAAATCTGCCAACCCAGATCTCAAATGGAGAATTTGAAGGCTATGTTGAAGGATGGCGTTGGAGGACTAGGTTTAATGAGTTATTTTTAACAGTCAATCTTTCACCGGTGGCGTTCAGCCAAGTGGCGATGCGCTGGAATACTGTTCCAATAACTGAAACATGGCAGACAATAGATCCAACTTTGACATGGGAATACGCTACAATCGTAGCCTGAGATAAAGGATAATATGGCAACTACCACAAACTATGGCTGGACAACGCCGGATGATACAGCGTTGGTTAAGGATGGCGCAGCAGCCATTCGGACACTTGGAAGTTCTGTTGATACAACGACAAAAAACTTAAATCCTTCAACAACTCTTGGCGATATTGAATATCGTTCATCGACAGCAAACACAAACACAAGACTTGGAATTGGATCAACTGGAAATGTTTTAACAGTTGCTGCCGGTGTGCCGAGTTGGGCGGCTCCTGCCGTTAGTCCTAGCGGAATGACTTTAATTGATGAAGTCGCTTTTTCTGCTACTGCAACAGTTAATGTCAATGATGTATTTAGCGCAACTTATGTTAATTATTTAGTTTTAGTCAATGGAACTGCTGGTGCTTGCAGTATGACAATGAAATTAAGAGTTAGCGGGTCAGACGCTTCATCTAATTACGATACGCAAGAAGTAGGTGCAGGTTCTACTACAATCGTAGTAAGAGAAACTCTTTTTGGAACAG